GTTGATCTGATATTCCACGAACTGGCTGGCCCACTTGACGGCATCCACGGAGATGACGGGATCGTTGACGTTCTCGCTGACGGCATACAGGATGGACAGCTTGCACACTTTCTCGAAGGCGCGAGCCCAGAACGCGGTCGGGATGATGGCTTTGAGCTTGTCGTACTTGCTGTAAATCTCGTCGTACTTGTCGTCCAGCTTGTCGAGCAGCTTGGCCGCGTCCTCGGTCGCCTGAATGATCATCGGCGTCGGGAATTCCATGCAGAGGTTTCCTCTGCTCTGACCGTAATTGAGGATGGTTTTGACCTGTCGGATGATGGGAGGCGGGACGCTGATAATTTGGGCGTGGTTCTTTTTGCCGCGTTCTCCGGCTTCGAAGATGAGGCATCGTGCGATAAGGCCGTTGGCGAGCAGGCGCTTATTGAGCGACTGGAAAAACATCTCCGGGATGGCCGTTCCGAAGATGACGAGGTACGGGTTCTGGATGTCAACGGCCATGGAATCAAATCCTTTCTCTTTCTGTTCTTTTTTGCGTTTGATGAGTTCAGCACGGCCCATAGCCTTGCTTCGGATGGTGTAGGAGCTTGAAGACGAGGTGAAGATTTCGAGCATCTTTCCGATCATTGCCTCGGCTCGCGGGTCGCCGGACTTCATGCTGTTGATGAGGGTGTCGATCTCGTCGACCTGGAACAGCATTGACGGGCTGATGAAGAGGGCGTCCTCCAGGGCTTCGCCGGATGCGAACGAGTTCGCGATGCACTGGTTCATGGCGGGTTTTGCGGCACAGGCGATGGTCTTGGTGATGCGTCGCGGGTGGTCTTTGCCGACGCCCGATCCCGCGAGCGCGATGAGATAAATGTTCGCGCGGTTGTTCCGTGTGTCGGCAACGTTGCGACCGACCAGGAGCGACAGACAGGACAGAGCGCCGCAGAACGACAGGAGCCTGTTCGGCTTTGGGGCACAGCTCATGGAGAAATCCGTGATCTCGTCGATGAGACCGGGAACGTGCAGGAGCTTCTCGCTGATTTTGCCGGGATCGCTAGTGAATTCAATGCTGTTCTCCTTCTTTTCGAGGTCGCCGATGTCGACGGGCTTCGGTTTCATCAACCCGCTGATATCTACGGTGGCAGGTTCCTGCGGTTTCGGCTTGTCATAGCATCCCGGCTCGTACATCTCCCGGAGCTTGCGCCAGTCGTTGCCGGAACACGAATTATGGTGGCATCGGAATCCGATGGCCCCGTTTGGTTCCTCGATGAGGACGGCAGATCCATTGGTGTGCTGCGGATTGAACGGGCAGACCTTGAACACCCACTTTCGGCCGCCGTTGTACGGAACGGGGCTGTTCACGTTGAGCCCATACCGTAGAATCCAGTCGTCGAGGACAAAGCTGGAACTGGATGCCGTCTGCACTGGCACGGGTTCGGGACATTCATATCCTGCGGCTGCTTCGAGCTGTTCCTTCGTTACCGTCTGAACGACATCCGGCACGGACACGATGTTCGCCATGCGGTGCGGGCGGTTCGGGATGCTGTCGCCCTTGCAGTTCATTGTGCCGGGCAGACGCCAGATTCGGGCGGGATTGAACACGGTGAGGTCGACATGGACTTGATCGGTCGATGCGGCCGCGATGCTCGCAATGACGTTCTGGACAAGCCCGTCGTCCTTCGCCGGAAGGTCGATACGGTAAAGGAGTTGTGCGCCGTTGCCGGAATCAAACACGACCGGCTGCGGCCACCCGACTGAGGCAAGCCCATTGCGAATCTGGTCTGCGAGTTCGAGCGCCGCTTTGTGTTCCTCGTCCGTGCTGGAGATGTTGCTTTTCCGCACTGCGTCGCAGTCGATGGGAAGCCATCGGCGGCGCACGATGTCATCGTCCGCCGTGGTAGCATTCTGCTCGGCGGGACCGAGCCGGTTGAACGCCCGTGCCAGAAGGTCGGGGTCGACGGGATTGAGCGTGACATACGCACCTGCGAAGGCTCGAATCTTTGCGATGGCATCGGCAGCCTGGGGGATGTGCTCGAAGTCGAAGTAACCGGATTCCGTGTGCGGCCTCATGTAATTCGCCGACACAGCCTTCAATATTCTGACCTCGAACACATCCCCCTTGGAGAACAGCAGACGCAGCGCGCGAACGATTTCTTCGCGGTTTGTCATGCCGCCTCCCATCAGTCGAAGACGAACACGAGCAGGACGTTATCGTCCGTCTTCGGCTTCCCGGCAGGCTTCGGAGCGGTCTGCGCCGTGCCTCTGCGGAGCCAGGCGCGGAGCTTCGGGACATTGCGATGGCGGCAGCGGTCCAGCACTTTCTCAATGTCGGAGCGTTCGGCCACGCGAAGTTTCTGCGTGCCGCCGCCGGTGATGGCATCGACATATTCCGGGCGGGAATCGACGGTGGCAAGCATCTTGTCCGCTCTCGAATAACCGAGGATGCCGCAGAGATCGCGGACGGCATACTTGATTCTTCCGTTCATGGTGAACGTGCGGACAGGGATTTCACCGTAGAACACGGTTTCGGGTTTATTGGGCATTGGAAGTTCCTTTCTTTTGGTTTGTTATTCTTCCGGGTCGTCGTACCAGTTATTGAGCGTGGCGAGCGCGAATCCGAGCTTCGATGCGGCCTCCTCGATCTGCCAGTTGACTTCGCTGTTCCAGTCGGTGTGCTCGAACACAAATTCGAGGTCGCTGTGCAGGGCTTCGATGATGTTCAGCGCCTTCGCCAGACGCTTCACCGAACGGTCGATGTTTTCGCGGTAGTCTTTTTCTTTTCCCATGATGATGTCATCCTTCGGTTACGTTGTCAGGGTTGTCGCGCATGGCTTCGTCGCAGTCGTCCAGACGGGCGATCAGCCGCGCGTTATCTTCGATTTCCTCGCGGAATTCGCGGAGTTTCATCGCGATGAATTCCGGCCACGGATATTCGTGGCCCTCGTCGTCCTTCGCGTAGGCAGGCGGCGTCATGGCCATGTAGGCCAGGATTTCCCGCCAGAGCATTTCGTTGATGCTTTCGCATTCTTCGCGTTTGCTGTCGATGTCCCTCTTCCCGATGTGGGAAAGATACCCATCGTATTTGTAGTAAGTTCCCCAGCCCATGTGGGTGTTCCTTTTCGTTTTTAGTTGATTGTTTGATTCTGGCGAATGCCAACTTTCAGCATTCCGTCAAGTTTGCGATGGCATATTTGGCAAAGCCAATACACTCTCAGCGGCTGAGAATAATCCGGGTGATGCATTTCCAAATTATCCGTCTTTCCGCAGAAATAACACTCCGTACCACGTGGAAGTCGTCCATCGCGGATAGCATTTCCAGCAGCTGTACGAGCTTTGTATTTTTCAGGTTCCATTTCTTTTTGTCTCCTCCAAGTTGCTTTGCGAAGAATAACCCTATGGGGCTGACATGAGCGATTACGGTCATAAGCTCGATAATAGTCCGTCTTACGTCGTCTGTTTTGCAATGTATCAGAACGACAACATTCTTTACACTTGTTTAGATGTCCGTCTGCCATGCCTGGATGCGTGTAGAACTCGGAAAGAAGACGTATCCGCCCACATTTGAAGCACCTTTTCTCCATATCTGCACCTCAAAACGGAATGTCAGTTGGGTCGAAGTCTTCGACGTGCGGGTCGTCGCCGGACATCACGACCTCCGCCGTATCGTCGCCCGGCTCGCGTTCAGGACGCTCGCCAAGCTCGTACCTGGTTATGGTTTCGAACTTCTCGCCTGCGGTCGAGCGGACGGTGATTCTCTTCGGTTCGGCAAGGATGCCGGAGTTCGCCAGTCGGACCGCTTCATTGGCGCTGTGTGGCACGGGACACCATTCCGGCGCCCGTTCCTTCCACCACTTGACGAACTTGGTTCGTGCGTAGCCGGAGTGTTCCGGGCAGACCCATTCCGACTTGTACGTTTGAAACGCCACCTCGTAGTCGACCCGCATCGTGCTCGGCGTGTCGTCCGGCGCATACCGCTTCCTGTGGACGGCGTAGAATGTTCGACGCACCTCGTATTCATCGAAGAATACCTCGCCGGAGATGATGCCGTCATGGGCGGCATGGGCGGTGAGGTCGGTGTGCTGCGACGGCGGGAATTCGTATCCGCATTCCGGGCACTTTGCGTATGCCGCGTGGATCAGCGCGTAACATTCCGGGCATTTCTTCGCCGGAGCCTCGCCGTTGCCGGGTGTCTTGTCTTTCACGCGGATCATGTCTACGGGACCGTGGCGCATGATGTTCCCGCCGTAGTCCAGCACAAGACAGTTGGTCTTCCCGGTTTCGGGCGAGAGCCGTGTTCCGCGTCCGACCATCTGGATCAGCAGACCCGCCGAGTTCGTCGGGCGGAGCAGGACGATGCAGTCCGTGTTCGGCGCATCAAATCCGGTCGTAAGCACATTCACGTTGCATATGAATTTCAACGGCGGCTTCGGCGTCCCGAACAGATCGGCCGGGACAGCCTTGCCCTTGAAGCGGTCGAGGATTTCGGCACGTTCACCAGCCGGAGTATCGCCGGTTACGACGGCACATTCCTGCCCGCTGTATCCCCGGATAGCCTCGGCGACGTGCTGACAGTGTTTCACGGATGACGTGAAGATCAGGACGGATTTCCGGTCCCGCGTCAGGTCGACGATCTCCCGGCAGGCGGAAAGGACGAGCTGTTCCGTATCCATCGCGGCTTCGATCTCGTCTCCGATAAACTCGCCTCCGCGGATGTGCAGATTGCTGAGGTCGGCTTCGGCGCGTCCGGCACGGGACACGAGCGGCGACAGGTATCCCTGCTGTATCATCTCTTTGAGGTTAGCCTCGTAGCAGATTTCATTCAGCAGGTTGTCCGGCTTGCAGATGAGGCCGCCTTTCAGTCGGAACGGTGTGGCCGTCAGCCCGATGAGCCGGACACGGGGATTGATTTCCTTCATATCCTGCAGGAACGTCCGGTACATTCCGTCTCCGTCCGGAGCGATGAGGTGTGCTTCGTCAACGATAATCAGATTGAAGCTGCCAAGCAAATCCGCTTTGTTGTACACACTCTGAATCCCGGCCACAATGACCGGCTCCTCTGTGTTCCGCGAGTTCAGTCCTGCGGAGAAGATTCCAATGGGGACTTCCGGGCAGAGCTTCCGAATCTTGTCGGCGTTCTGTTCGAGCAGTTCCTTCACATGAGCGAGGATGAGCACTCGACCGTTCCACAGCGTCACGGCGTCCTTTGCGAACTGTCCGATCACCAGAGACTTGCCCGTCCCCGTGGGGAGAACGACGCATGGGTTGTTTTTCTTTTCGCGGAGGTGGTTGTATACGGCCTCAACCGCCTCCCGCTGGTAGGGCCGCAATTCCATTGTCAGTCCCTCAGCTGTACGCCCGACTTTTTCAAGCCGTCGCCGATGGTTTTCTTCATTTCTTCCCAGGCTTTTTTATTCATGTGCATGCGTTTGCGGACCTTGTTTTCCGGGACCCCCTTCATGATCATGACGCAGATGGTATATTCCCTTCCATCCGGCAGAGCCTTGCAGAAGTCCTGAACGGCCTTAATCTGTTTTTCGCGGTTGATTCGCTTCATATTCGGTTATCCTGATGAATGCCATTCCGTTCGGGGGCATCGGTTCGCGTTTGGTGACGGTGATTTTGTGAATAAGGGAGTCGTCCTCGTACACGCCCGCACAGGTGAGCGCGTCCAGTAAACTCTTCTGGGAGTTATCGATGTCTCGCCTGCGGTTGTCGGGCGGGTAGAGGTCGAGCTCTACTTGAACGGGGCATTTGAATGTCGCATGCCCCGTTCGCCGTGCTATTGCCGTCACGTTTTCCCGGTACTTCCGGCCATCACGGCTGATGAGGACTCTCGGCCCCACATGCCTGTAGTAATGGTTGAGTGAGGGTGGCCACGGCAGTTCGAGCTCGACCGGCATCACATCCACGGCGGCTTGCTGGGGACACGGGTGGTCTGAGCGGTCGTCGGCGTTGCGGGAGCCTGTTTCGGCTCCGGCTTGTAGTTCGCCTTGGGCTCGTACCCGCGGATGTCGTTGGTGATCTCGCCGGTGTTCTTGTCCTTCCGGCAGTGGACTTTGATGACGAGCGGGAGGTTGTGGAGGTCGATGGAATCGTTCGGGGTGAGCACGTTGACGGCACGGCAGATGGCGGACAGGTCGGCGCGGGCCAGGCGGACGGCTTCGGCGTTCTGGTTTTCGATGTTCAGGCGGGACCAGAGCTTGCGTCCGGCGTACTCGCCGTCCGTGATCTCGAATTCGAGCTGGAGGTAGCGGCCGGTTCCGGCTCTGGTTTCCTTCATCTCGGAGTCCGTGATGACGGCGATGTATTTCCCTGCGGGGATGGGATCGAACGCTTTACTGGGTTCGACTTCGTTGGCGTTGAAATTGAGGGTGGCCATGATGATAATCCTTTCTTAGCACACGCAGAATGCGGGCGTGAATTTGGGTTTGATAGGTTTCTTCGGGGTGGAGGAGCTGACGAACACGGGTTTCGACGGCGGGCAGTGCAGATGTTCGAAGTAGACGAGTTTCGGCATGAAATCGTCATGTATTATCCTGCACTTTGTCCCCTTCGGGATTAGCCCGCCGCAGAAGTCGCAGAAGTGATTGTGCTTCGCGACAGCGATATGGTCGGACATGGTGAATCTCCTTTTATGAGGCCGCGGCCGCAGAGGCAACGGAATTTCCATACGCCTGGAGGAAGGCGTCCCAGCGAAGCGGGATTTCGTTCGGCAGGCTGAAGCGGTTCTTAGCGAGGCAGGCCGGGCTTCCGTTCGTGCGGAGGATGCGTTCGCCGCCGTCAGCCCCGATGGGGGCCGCAATGGCGCGGCTGTCACCGTCCTTGCTGACGCGCAGGCGCTTCGCTGCGAACAGCACGGCGTCGACCCACTCGGAGATGAGGCTTGCAGCGTGTTTGTGCAGACGGGGAGCGTATCGGTCGTAGGCGATGTTCTCCGGGTCCTCGAAACGCTCGACCTTGGCGTGAGCGAGCAGGATGACCATCATGCCGCGTTTGTTCCTGAGGTCGTCGAGGAGTGCGAGGACTTTGCGCCAGTGAACGAGGGCGTCCACGTAGCCTTTGCCGTACCCGCCATCCGCCTTTTCGATGCTGCGGACGCCGAATTCCTTGCACACCTCGTCGAAGATGAGGCGTTCCAGCCAGTCGAGGGAGTCGATGACGACAGTGCGGTAGTTGTGTTCCTCGTCGCGGAGGGCAGTCAGCTCGGCGATGACGTCTCCGACGCTCTGCGCGAGCGGGAACTTGCAGGTGTCGATCTCGCCGAGGCCGTCCTCGGTCTGGATGAAGACAGGGTCGGGAGCGGATGCCCCGAAGGTCGATTTACCCACGCCTTCCTGACCGTATACCATGATGCGAGGCGGCTTGTTCTCGCGTCCGGTCTGAATGTTTTCAAGTAATCCCATTATCTTCCTTTCTGCCAGGGCTTTCAAGCATTGCCCTGATTTCCTCAATGATTTTAATTGATTCCTGGATGTTGTCGTTCATTTCGTCCATGAACGCATCAAATTCTTCCTGGGTTTTCGGCATTTGGTATTTGGCTTTCGTGGTGTTAGCGGTCGATTTCATTGTCAGTTTCCTTTTTGGGTGAGTGTTTTGAACGAGTTTTTGATTGTGTTGATGATTGCGTTCTGCATCGTGCGGCAGGCTTCCTCGGAAAAAGGTGCGTCGGGGTATTTTTTCTTTTCCCGTTCGATCCGCGCAAGGATCATTCCGCAGATGCTGTCCTGCAGAGCCGTCTGTCGGGCGGTCATAAGGTCAGCTTCGTCTTTGAACTGGCTGTCTCTCCGGGCTTCCATCGTTTCGTTGTACGCCTTGTTCACGGAGAGTTTGCCTGCTTTTACAGCATCCTTCACTTCGTCGGTTCCGTGGTCGTTGATTGCACGGATCTTTTCAACCTTGTGACGGGAGGTTCCAAGGAGATCGGCTGTGCGCATGGAAGAACGTCCGGAAACTGCCTCACTTTGGACAGTTTTGCGGGGACGCCCCTCGCTCATACGCTTGTCCAGTTCCGTGACGCAATTGAGCAGTTCAGCATCAGATAGATTCCGGCGATTGACCTGCGATTTGATTGCGTATTCCAGTGCTTCGGCCTCGTCCTTGAAATTCTTGCGGATTGCAGGAATCCGAGGGAACATAAGTTTCTGTGCCGCAGCAAGGCGAGTGTGCCCGTCAACCACGACCAAGTCGTGTCCGCCCCAGAGAATAATCGGATGTGCTTTGTCATAGCCGTCAATCTTCATGCTCTCTTCGAGTTTTTTGAGTTCATTCGGGCGAACAGGGAACAAATCTTTGAAGGGGGATGCCGTCTTCACGGCATCCGGGTCGACCATCGTCAGGGATTCGGAAGTGACGAAGACGCTTTCGTCATACTTCTTTTCGGGCGCGTTGTCCATCAGAGCACCTCCGGCATCGGTTCATTGGGGTTCCAGCGGATGACAGTCAGGTCTTTGCCACGGACATAGGCGTTCCATACACGGACGTAAGCGGCGATGGTTTCCTGAACAGAAAGGACACGGACCTTCAGGCGGTTGTCGAGCAGTCTGTTGCGGAGGGTCATGATCGGATGCTTCATGCCGATGTCGCACCCGGTTTTGAGCGCGTCGAAGAAAGATTTCAGCATGTCGCGGTGAGCAGTGTTTCTGCCTATGATGCAGTAGGCGAGCGCCATGTGAGACTTCACGAACGGGTGTTTGTGTTCTGCAACATCAGCGGCTTGCTCGATCATATCCTTGCACTCGTTGTAGTAGTTGCGAAGTTCGGTGTTGCTGACATTCATCCGGCAGGACATCGGTGCGAGCTTTGCGTCAACAAAGTCGTGAATCCAGAGGAGTTTCGTCAGCATGGCTGCGGTAGCGGAATGGGCGGAGTGTTCGATTTGCAGGATGTTGCATGCCGAACGACCTTTGCCGATATCGAGCGTAACGATGCTGTCCTTATCGGCATTGTAGACGATGAGAAGCTGAATCGGGATGTCGGCTTCGACGACTGCCCAGAGGCGGTGCTGACCGTCGAGGAGCGTTCCGTCATCGGAGAAGACGATGGTCGTGCCGTTCATCTGCCAACGGCCGCCTTTCATATCCTTGGCGTACTGACGGACACGCTTTTCATCGATGTTCCGGTTCATGGTGTTCTTCTCAAGCATTTCGAGAGCCATGTCGGGGGTGACGGTGACGAGCTTGACGACGATTTTGGGGGTAGCGGTTTTGTTCATGGTGTTTCTCCTGTGAGGTTGTTATGGGAAAGGATTAAAGGGTGTCAATGATGCGGATTTCTTCGAAGCCGGTCGGCCAGACGCCGGAGTTGTCGCACTCGCGGTAGTGGTTCAGGGCGGCCTTGTTCGTCTTTTCGGCGAGGTCGAGAACCTCGTCCGTGAGCTTCCAGACGCCTGCGGAGAACGGTTCGTTCTTCTCGACCGCGATCATGTAGACCGGGTAGTTCGTGCCGGAAACGGCACGGAGAACCATGCGGTAGAAAGCCATCTGGTGGATGTAGCCGTAGCGACGGCAGTCGGACTCGAACCAGCGCAGGCTGTCACAGGTCTTGAGGTCAACGATGCCGTAGTCCGGGTTGAACCAGTCCAGCCTGACCTGACACGGAACACCGTTGCAGGATGCCCGAACGACGCCTTCGGCCTCGCCGTTCGCGAGGAGCTTCACCGCTTCGGGGTGGACGCAGACAGCCGCCTGGAGCTTCATGATGAAAGCGAAGTCCTTTTCGGAGATGACCTCGCGATCCTGTTCCTCCAGCCAGTCGGCGTAGGCCTTCGTGGTCTTGCCGAAGGGTTCGCCAGTGCGGGGATTGACGGGACCGTTGCAAACGATGTAGTCGCGGTCAAAGGCATGGCGGCCTTCGAGGATCAGGCTGTGAGCGGCGCGACCGAGAGTGAAAGCGGCGGATTCTTTCGGGTCGATCTGACCGGAAATTTCCTTATAGTAGAGCGCGGGGCTCTCGCGGAAGTCGGCCAGAAGATGGCTGGACATGTATTCGCCGCTACGGCTGCGGAAATGGTAACTTTCCGCCGGTTCGTGGATGATGAAGTTTGTCATGGTTTGTATCTCCGTTGTGAAAAGTTTTCGCTAAGTATACTCAGTTTTTTTTGGCGAGTGATGACAACAATTTTAGGGTTTAAATCACTTTGTCGGAATTTTCATCCTTAGCAGTCGGCGGATTCATTTGAGAGGTATCTGTCGAGTTTCTCCTCAGAAAACACATCCTTGATCGGCTGAATGTAGTCTTTGATGAGAAAGTACTGAGTGAGCCCCTTGCGCTTAGCAATCGTCCGGAACGAGTCCCCGTCCATAATCCATTCGCAGATCTGCCGCTGTTCCGCCGTCAGTTTCTTGAAGACGGTTTCCAAATCAGCTTTCAGAAGGGCCAGCTGGAAGGAAGATTTCTTGGAAGAAGATGGATTGATTTCTTCCTTCAATTCAACATAGCCTTGTGCAATCGCATCGTCGAGGAGGAAGTGCTTTGCGACGTTGACTCCGCGACGATCCAGCAAGCGGCGGAAGAACGTTTCCATTCTGGCTTTGCCATGGGGGGAATAATCCGGAATGGCATCGTTGATCTGCAGCCAGAGTTCCTGCTTGATGTCATCAGAGTACATCTGAAGGCGCGGATGGACTTTAACAATAGCGGCTACGATTGTGTTGACGGATTCCTGGATGTACGGGTTTGCGTACAGGTCCTCAAAGGTGGGTTTCTTTTCAGTCATTTTCAATTCTCCGACTGGTGGGTTTGGTTTTCCTGCACCGCGCAGGTTTTTCTCGCCCATTTCCGGAGAATTTCAGCAAAAAACGGCTGGTTTATTCAGGAAGCCCTTTTTTGAGGAGGAAGAAAACGAAAAATATCATGAGTCGATTTCAGGAAAAAACGGCAAATGGAAATATTTTGTTTTACGGAGTTCGTTTTGAGGAGGGAGCTGGCAACCATGAAAAATTTCCAAAAGGGGTTCAAAGACCGGCAAATTGAAATTTTGAGGGGAAAAACGTCCTTTGGGACATATGACGTCAGAGGCGGCAAATTGAAATTTTTCAAAGACCGGCACGGCTGTCGGCAGACGCGGCTGCATGCTCTGTCTTGAAAAAGTCCAAAAAAAAAGACACCGGGAGGAGATCTCCGGGTGTCTTGAGACTTGGGATGATTGAGAGCAGAAGCTATCTCATTGAGCGTCCTTCCTCAATAGACTTGCCGTAGTTATAGGCGGCAACAGGATCACATGCTGTTTTGTAAAGCCTTTTCAGGTAAGGATCGGTGTTGATGGCGCGGTTTACCGTGACTGTGGATACTTCGAATGTCTTTGCCAGTTCCACTTGTTTTAATTTGTTGAATTCATACTCGTGTCCCGTCCTGAGGAACTGTTCCTTTTCACAGTAGACGCCATGCATAAAGTCCATAAGGGTATTGATGATTTTCTTCCTGATATCGCCTACCAAAGCGTATTTCCCCGGACCTCTTACCTTGGGGCCAGCGGTCTGATTCAGGAGTTTAAGAGTCTTGATGACGGGATCTCTGTTCACCCTGAATCCGGTTTCCTCCAAGGTCACGAGCGAGTTTATCGAGAACACTTTGTCCGCATCGAACGATCCACACTTCCCCTTTTCCGGGAGCGAACCGAAAACAAACAGCAGCGACGTCCTGTTCTCCGGGAGCTTCTCCACGATGGCATGATTCATCTCTGAATTGATGCCCCGTGCGATATAGATGATGCGGGACTGTCCGGCAAGGGCACAGCGCCCAAGTTTCCAAAGGATATTTGGAATAAGGCACTCGGTCTCTTCCGTGCATCCAAAACCATTATACAGGCTTTCCAAAACGGGCGTGTAGCACGGCGTCCACCATTTCAGCTGCTCCTCGTATGGATGAAACATGCCGCAGTTCGGGCAGATGGCAACGAGTTCATCGTGCCGAACCATGATTTCCGCGGACTCGTCGCAGGTCAGACAGTCGATGCTGAAAGGGATCGGGCATTGCGTCAGCAATCCTGCTTTCTCGTAGATGTCCGGGGAGATGCCGATGGTCTCCAGCATTTCCGTATCCATATCGTAATTCTCGGCGGTGTCGCCGAGATGCAGAAATCTGTCAAAAGAGCTCTGGTTGTTCATCAATGCCACTCCTTTTGAGGAATTCTTCTCCGAGAAGACGGAGTTCTTCGCTGTTGCTCCGAAGAGAACAGGAGTTGTTGGAAAGCTCGATGCTCATTTCCCTGTGGATGCCATCAACAAGCAATTCAAGGATAATCTGGACTGCGCGCACACGAGTATTGTCGCCCATCTTCGGGAAACACTGCTCGATCCGGTTGAACATATCCCCGTTGTCCTGAGTCTTCTTGTCGATACTGAGCTTGGTGGTATGGCGCTTTCCATTTTCGCGCGTCACAAATTCTGCCGAGGTGAGCGTGGCCTTTATGACACCGATTTCCGGGAAGGCTTTCAGCATGTTTTCACGGAGAACCAGATGCGCGATGCGGAATGCGCTCTTGATCGAACGGGAGGATGTCATCTCCTGATTCAGGATCACCCTGCAGAACGACTCGTTCAGGGCTTCCGCGATTTCATGTCCGCCGTGTGCATGCGTATCCAAAGTTCCAAACGTTTCATCATAGGCAAGGACCATGCTGATCGGGCGGGATTCATTGCGGCAGGTCAGCATGTCGCTGTCGCCTTCCCATGACTCGTAGTTGTTGGAATAATCGCTCAGGTAAACGTTAAAGCAGTGGTCGCTTTCAGTTCTTTCGGAGTGTTCGACAATATAACGTTTCCCGCGAATCTGCTTGGACATGTAATAATCGGATATGCACTGTCCCAATGCCCGGAGCGAATCGGCATCCGTTTTCGGTTTCCTGCGAGGCAGGCCGTTGAATCGCGTCCAGTACCGATGGGGGAGCGTGTCGATGGGAACAAACCGACAAGCCCTGTCCCAGATGTCAGGGTAATTCAGATAGATGAAAAAAGCCTGATCGTATCTGTTTTTCTTCTGGCAGAAATCGCTGATGATGTCCCGGTCATCCGTGTTGTGATACTTCTTGATCTCGTCCACGAGAGTGAGCATTGAGAGTTCGCTGTGGGCGAACTCGAACACCTTTCTCATGGTCGGTTCAATCCGATGCCGGACTTTTTCCGGCAACGCACCAAAAGCTTCCTGGATCTCGTGGAGACGTGCTTTGTTGAAATCAACATTCTTCATGCAACGCTCATGCTCAAAAAAAGCCGACAATACAGGGCGTGAGCTGAGCTTGAGGACGGTAGCGGCATTATACGCTCTCATCTTCATCTTTCCTTTCTCCGGTTGAAGCCGGAGAACAGCCTTTGTATCTTTTTGAGGCACACCGTCTGGAGGCATTCAAGCGGTGAGGAGTGCAGCAGGTCATCTTACTGTACTGCGTTTAATATATCACGTCCGGACCACTTTTTCAAGCGTTTTGTGCCATTTTCTTGATACTTTTGTACCAATTTTGTTTGACTTTTGTTAAAAGTCATTGTATATTATGACGTTCACGATGAAACGGCGAAAGGAGATCATCATGAATCGCACAGACCTCTTGAAAGCTTTATATGACTGGCAGGAAGAAAACTGCTGGACAGACTCAAAAGTCTGCCGGGCTCTACGCATCAGCAAGACCACATATGTCAACTGGAAACAACGCGGAAGCCTCTCATTAAAAGGCGCTTCGAAGATCAAGCAGTTCCTCGAATCCCAGCAGGAGAATCCAGAAGGACGTGAGGGCGTCCCCGTTTTCCCCGTCATCAGCGATGCGGCGGCGGCATCCGTGAATACGGCTTACCAGCCGATAACCGACTTCGCAAAGAAATATGCTGAGGAGTATACCTCTTTCACGAAGGGTCGGCAAGGTGATTTTGTAATAAAAGTATCAGGAGACTCTATGGCCCCGTGGTATCCTGATGGAACACTGCTTCTCGTTCGTCCAAATGCCGCATTGCGGAATGGAGATCGCGTCATCGCCGTTCTGGCTGACGGCTCAATCCTGTTCAAAGTCTTTGCGGAAGACGATACGTCCTTCTATCTGTTTTCGGAAAACCGGAAGGAGGGAAAGGACTTCATGTTCGCCAAAAACGATTTCAACGGCGTCCGGGCACTTTATCTGGTCGTCCAGTCCATGCGTGATGAGAGGGCTCTTGACACGGCAAAGGAACAGCAGGGTATCCGTTCCGATATAATAAGCCGGATAAAAAAGATCAGACAGGAGCATTCGGCAGAATAACAATTCAAATATTGTATTGTGCGCGCGACTCGTTTTTTGCGGGTCGCGCTTTTTTTTTTGATGAATATGCTTTAAATCCTAAAATTTGTGTCATCAACCTTCAAAAAAAACTGAGTATACTTATAGAAACTTTTTTTGAAGGAGGTCTGAATGAACTATGGAAGCGTATGCAGCGGTGTCGAGGCCGCGACCCTTGCCTGGGGACCGCTCGGTTGGAAAGCGGTGTTCTTCGCCGAGGTCGAACCGTTTCCTGCCGCTGTTCTGCAACAGCGGTTCGGAGCTACGCGGCCGAAGCGTCTGCTCCTGCCTGCTGAGGCGCAGACCGAGAAAGAACGGAAGCTGAGGGAAAGCTGGGCGAAACAGATTGCAGAGCTCCCGGAAGGCGGCACAATCCCGAATCTGGGAGACTTTCCCAAAATCACGAAGGAGGACTATGATGAACCAATTGACCTGCTCGTCGGCGGAACGCCCTGCCAGAGCTATTCCATTGCCGGGCTTCGAAGAGGACTCGCCGATCCCCGCGGCAACCTCGCCCTCGAATTTGTCCGGCTGGCTTATCGCTCAGGGGTACGATGGACGGTCTGGGAAAACGTTCCTGGTGTCCTGTCCAGCGGGGCCGGAAAAGATTTTGCCAGCTTCCTATCGTTGCTGTGCGGGTGGGAAGTCAGTGTCCCTGTCGGCGGGTGGAGAAAGTGCGGAATCGTCACGCCTGCTCCTGGATGCTTTGGACTGGCGTGGCGAATACTTGACGCTCAATATACCAGAGTGGCCGAATTTCCTCGCGCAATCCCGCAACGAAGGAGACGTCTCTTCGTTATCGGATATATTGGTGCGTGGCAGTATCCCGCAACGGTACTATTTGACGGCGAAATGCGCGGAGGGAATTCTCCGCCGTGCCGAACGAAGAGGCAAGCCCCTCCCGCCTGTTCTGAAGGAAGCTTTGATACGACAAAGTCAATCCGGATGCGTTGCGGAAAGCCCGGTGGCGGGAAAGGCGCATTAGTTGGCGATGACCTGAGCCACACGCTGGCGACGGGGAACGACCAGACCATCGTAACGTTGAGCGAAGATGCTCAGTGGTGGGATGGCGGCGACCAAGCCGGAACCCTGACCGGGACGAGCAACAATCAGCTGATGCCGGACAAAGGACGGCTCCAATGCGTGATCGAGCCTGCCGTCGAGTGTATTGACACCAGACAAGTTGAGGTTCAGGAAACCGAGCTTGCACCGACGCTAATCGCCACGGACTACAAAGGCGGCAAGGCTGTCGGAATCGGACGCGATGTGTTCAATCAAGGGCAGAATGCCAAATACGGCATGAGTCTTTCGGAAGATGTTCAGCCCACGCTGACAGCC